TATCCATCGAGGTTTTCTGAATACCTTTGACTTTCTTCGGTTTCCAGAGCTTTACGATTTCGTCATTAAATGCAGTAAAATCCTTGCCTTTTAAAATATCATACATTATCAGATATTTACGGAATTCAGGGTTATTATCTTCCCATTCAGTATTCTGATAATAGATTGAACCGTCAGGCTGCGGAATTTTATAGCATTCCTCTTTAGCCCACCAGTCTTCGTGGTTTTCTTTCTTGTCGTTAAGAACACGATTGGTCTTGTGCAAGAAACGAAGTATATAACCGGTAGTAGTCGGAACCTTGTTGTAAATCTTGTCAAGCGTAACGATACAATCGTAAGCATATTCGATAATAAGTTCAAAGAGCTTGAGCTTATAGAAGAATCTTTCAAGAAGGGTAACGTCCTTGATGTTATAGCATACGAAATTATTCCAGTCGTTCTTGTAGGCTTCATTAATGGAACCGTCATATTTTAATTTCTGGTCACCGAGAACGAGGTTAGCAACAAAGTTCAAAGAGTAAGAAGGCAGAGGGTCATGTTTACCGAAAGTCTTATACAATTCCATGAAGTCTATAGAATAAAGACCTGGAATTTCAAATGTAGCGCCGAGGTCGACACCTTCGAGTTTTCTGTCACGAATTTCATGCTTGACAGGATCCATTCCGAGAGGAGACAAAGCTCTTTCCCAATAGATTGTCTTCTGTGTAATTGCACGGAGTTTTTCACAGCGGTTAATTATATACGGAATATCGTATGAGACAGAGTTCCAACCCGAAATAATATCGAAATCCATAGACCTAAACCAGGAAGCCCATTTACGGATTAGGTCCTGTTCACTTCTACAATAAACATAAGTAGTATCTTCAAGCTTGTCTTTGTCACCAGTATATGGCTTTAAACCGAACGTAAAGCGCTTCTTTTCGCGAGTTGAGTAGCAGGTAATAAGATTTATAGGCCAGTCTGCTTTTTCAGGCGCAGGGAACTCATATGACGCGAAACATGAGTTAGCGAATTTAGTCCAGACATTATTCTCTATATCGAAAACTTCATAATCGTCTTTCGGATATTTCATATCGAAATCATAAAGCTCGACAGTCTTGAATATCTGTTTGTCGAGATTACGAATTTCAATCGGCTGGTCGTCATAATATTTAGATGAACCAGCAACTTCAATATCGAATAAGCAAATGTTCCAGTCGTTAATATCGACTTCAAGGTTTGCAAAGTCATAACGTTCATGCATGAACTTGACTTCGGGACGAAGGTCAGATTCAGCAATGATACAGTTTGCACTCATCTTATGCGGTTCAATCTGTTCTTTTTTAGTATACGGGAATTTTTTGACTGGATTCTTGTAAATATCAGTAATATTCGATTTTCCGGTAGGATCCGAGACATAACACCAAGGCCTATAATCATATGTGTCCCAATTTCTTGAGCCTTGTTCCTTTAGTAATATCTTATTCTTTATCCTATCGTAATAACAATTTTTAAAACCTATCTTTGTCATATATACCACCTATATATTTTACATAAAATATAGAAAAATAACACGGTCCATGAGACCGTGCCATTTTTATTGAGAATTTCCTCAATTAGATGTGAAGAGCTTTAATGAATGCGGCAATATCAGACATAGCCTGCATATAGCCGTTCTTGAATTCAATCTTTGCTTCAGGAACAGCGGTCTTCTTAACTTCGTCAAGACGAGCCGGAATAAACTGCTTGATAGCACGGATAGAATTAACAAGGACATCTTCCGAGTCAATAGCATCATTAAAGTTATTTGCATTACTGGTCATAGTTTTTTCTCCATTTATCTTTTAGTTAACCATATATTATAGATTCGAGTATCTTCTTGTTGCTTCCTGATATTTTCAGGAATTAACTTTTGATATTCTTCCGGAATATCCGATAAATCAGGCGCCTGTTCATATTGGGACCAAGCATCCTGTTGTGCAATTTGCTGAGCGATCTCGGGCATTCCCTCGAGAGCTGACTCTATGTCAATCGGCTTATTTTTATCGTGTTTGTACTCTGGAATCATATCTATACTCAATTATACCTTTAGACAAGTCATACTCTGATAATTTCACCTGAACTCTATCGTCAGGGAGTATCTTAATACGATTTATCCTGATTTTACCGCATATTGTACATAGTACGACAAAATCGTTGTCAAGTTTCACGTCAAACATCGCGTTGGCTCGCGCTTCAAGAACTGTGCCATCTACGAAGATTCCGTCTTTAGGCTTTTTAGGACCTTTTTTGTCTTTCTTCTTCATTATTTATTTTTTCTTTGTTCGTTTCTTAGTAGTTTTCGTAGATTTTTCCGGTGCCTTGACAATTTCAACCGGGGCGTCGACTACAGGATCGTCGACAATTTCTAAGTCTTCACTAGGAGTTATGCTGTCGTTTTCTACGAGCTGTTCTGCATGCGGCTCAAGCTGTTTGACTTTTTGACTTGTAGCAGCATCCATTTTTTCTCGTAGCAGTTGTGCATTAGCTTCTATCTGTGCAAGTTTAGTATTGGCGGTCTTAGATTGCTTTTCATTTTGACAAAGAAGAGCATCACTAAGTAAGCTGGAATCCGCCATTTCGTTCATCTTGATGAACTGTTGGTTTAAAGATGCAGTCGGTTCATCGTTCGGCATTTCGATAGACTCAGGCTCAAGTACCTGCTCATTATTATTTTCAAGTTCTCCATTAACAGCGGTTTCGTATGATTCATTAGTCGGAGGAACAGGATTATATACTGGCTTTTCAACTATTCTTTCTACCGGCTTTTCCACATACTTAATAACTTCTTTCGGCTTCGGGTGAACAATTGCTTCAAAGATCTGGTCAAGATGTTTATTTATCTTTTCAAGACCGGACATACCATAACGATAAAATGCAGTTTCAATTTTCTTCTGCATTTCATTCATCATCACATATGCCTTTGATAAAGCTGGATTGTTACTTGATTCTGTAATCCGCGGTTCACGACGTTTATTAACAGGCGGGACATACAGTTCTTCTTCCGGTTCTTCTTCCGGAATAGGAGCCGGTTGCGGTATAGGACGAGGACGCGGACGAGGCCTTGGCATAGGCGCTGGCGCTGGTTCAGGTTCAGGAATCGGCGCAGGTCTACGTTGCGGTACAGTCTTCGGACGATTTGGACGATATGGAATACGAGTACCTTCGTTAATTCGGGTATCATATTCATCATCGTATTCGTTATTGAATTCATCCTCGGTTTCTTCAGATTCGTCGATGGTTTCATTGTAGAAATCATCATCGTCCATTTCGAAACGCTTTGCCTGGAGTGCTTTTTGTTTTTTGTGCAGCTCAAGCTGTTGTTCTTCAGTCATCGAACGTTTTTGTTCTTCTCGTTTATAAAAGTCTAAAAAATCACTCATATTTATACCGTTTTATATTTATAAAGATTATTCCTCAGTTTTGGTAGTAAGCTTTATATAATATGTTTTAGACAAATCTTCTGGAGTCATTACAACGACGAACGGCATTTCAAGAATTCTAGTCAAAGTGTTGATTAGGGCAGTTCCATATATTATAGCCTTATAATACATTTCATTGTCAGTATCTTTTAATTTTAAAAGATTATCAATACCTTCGTCAGAAGTAAAGTACGTATAATAATCTGGACAGCCATCAGCAACAATTGAATCGAGAACCTTTTCGAATACTTGCTGTGCTTTCTCAGATGTCACAAAATCAACAATAGACTGAAGAGGATTTGGCTTATCATGCATGGCCAAATCATGTAAATATTTCAAAATATTATTTAACTCAGGCGTTTCCGGTTTCATTCAGTTCTTCCTTTTCTAATGTCTTGACCATCTTATCAAAAAGAAAATCGTAAATCTTTGTAAGATATTCATCGACATTGGTCATAGTAGTATTAAGAATATTTACATATATCTTACCTGCAAAAGAAGGTGTGATGGTGATATAGCCGCAGTAAGCCATTTCAGAAATAAACAGGGCATAATAATCCTGTAATGCCCTGTTTCCGAGACCATCAAACACTTCTTCTAGGTTTTCTTCAGCTTCAACAATGTTATTGTATATTTCTTCCATTAAATCATCTTTGCTGAAATTTTATCAATTATACCGAGCTTCTTTGCTTCGCTGGCAGACATATAGTTGTCATACGAGGTAAGCTTTCTAAGTTCATCGAGGCTCTTGCCAGTCTGCTTCTTAAAAATCTTATTCATCGTATCTGTCCAAACCTGCAATTCATGCTGGATAATATTTATATCGTCAAGCTTGCCACCGACTTCAGTAATGCCGGCCTGATGAATCATAATACGGGAGCTCGGGAAAGCATAGCGATGACCAATTGTACCAGATGCGAGAATGACAGACGCCATAGAACTACACGGTCCGATACAAATAGTATTAACTTCAATATGCTTAGACTTCAACTTATTGATACAGTCGATAATTGCAAATCCAACGTCGCATTCGCCACCAGGAGACGAAATATAAATCGTAATCGGACGCTTTGTACCGTCGTCATAGAAACACAACTTTTGAATAATATGAATACCCAATTCCCAAGTAACCGGACCTGTCATAAAGATAACGCGGTTGGCTTCGAAATAATTATTACGGGCCATATCAAAATAGTTACCGAGTTCAGCAAGATTTATCGGCTGGCCTTCGCCTTCATTCGGATTCTCCGGATTTTCAGGCATATCCGGATTTTCAACCGGTTCCTGAATTTCATCATTACGAACTTTTTTATACTTACGCTTAGTTAATGTGGCTTTTAAGGACATCTAAATACCTTTCATTATTGTTGTTCAACTTATAAACTGTTGGTTGTTTCGGCTTATCGATTTCAGGATCATCCTGCGGCGCAATATTAGCGCTTTTGAATAAAACCTTACCGAATGAAATTGCTGCTTCGACACCGCAATATTTGATAATGCGGTATCGTTTAGTGATTTTATTGAAATTAAAAACACCAACATCCCTTTCTCTGGATAACAAGATATACTTATTACCTCGGGAATCCTTATACAAATGACCTATTTCGAAATTCATACAAGATTATTCTTCCCTAAAAAAGTATTAATTTTCTTGTTCAAGTCCATGTTCTTGAGACAAATAGCTTTCTTTTCTTCTTCGTTATAATCGTCGTAGTTTTTTATGAAAACTTTGGCATAGTCGTCAAAATGTTCAAAAACATCTTCGATTACAGAGGCATAAACGGTTTTTACAGCATTAAGCGGGGTCACTTCTTTCTGATTCATTTGAATATTCATATACCAATTTTTCCAGTTTTTTAGTGAATTCAGTTTTATTAGCAAAATCCGGCAATTTGGTTTCCGCTATAGCAAACCATTCTTGCAGAGTCTTACAAGTTTCCAATTTTTCCGAAATTTTAGCTGCACTGTCGATAACATCCTTCAATGCGGCGAACTTTTTCGGATCATTCGCAATTGAAAGTAAATCCTTATCTCTCTTAAAGAGAGGCGGGATATTAAACGGTTTGTGCTTTTTCGCCATCGGTTTCTCCTTCAACGACTAATGTTTCAGTATTATCCGTTTCGGGACCGACACTATCGCCTACGGCAACAGCACAAGTTTCAACACTGTTAGCTTGATGTAGTATTTCAGTTGCTACTTTATGCTGCCAGTCATCGTAAACTTCCTTAATTGCGGAATCATAAAAATTACCGTTCTTAATATCGTCATAAGCAGCAAAGAGCTCATTGCAGATTGTCTGCTTCAATGTATTGTTCAACGGCTGACAAAAACAAAGCTTATGCTTGTTATTCATATTTCGTGGATAACGCACATATCTGAAATTGTCCTTGATAATAAGTTCAAGGCCGGTAAGGAGCAGGCAGTTATCGAATGTAACCTGCCCGACTCCAACCACATCATGGAACTTCTTTTTATACGGGTAAACTTTTACCTTTGTAATTTCCATGATAACCACCAATTACAGACTATTTGCAAACTGTTCCAGTTCGTACCCAGTCCTATCGTAAAGCTTAGGATCCAGAACACAGTTCTGAGTCGTAATCATAATCAAAAGCTCAAATACACGCTTGATTTCTTCACGCGGTTCAGCTTCGGAAATAGCAATCATCTTAGAAATGACTTCTTCTGGAATCTTATGCATGATTACAGAATCATTCTTATAATCAATGAAATGTTCCTTGTAATCATTAAGATACCAAACAGCCTTTCCCAAATCCTTTTTAGGAGTACCCTTATCACGATAACGCATGCAATATTTCCAGCAATTACCCAAATCGAAGTTCAGCCAGCGAGTAACCTCGATTGCTTCAATTCCAGATTCATGTGAACGGTAATGCTTGGGCTTATTAATTTCCTCTTCAAGTGTCTGACCATTAATCATATGGTTTCCTCTTTAGTTAATGCTTCAAGAATTTTTTGCTGTAGCTCTTTTTCGTTATCAGTATGCTCTTGAAGTTTTTGTTCATTTATATAGTTATTGAGTTCCTGACGGTTACGTTCCTTGGCTTGCATTACCCTGATAGGGATAAAGATTACAAGGAAATAACCGAAAGCTATGCCTAGATATGGCAAGATATTTTTGACGAAATATATAAGGGCGTTCTGTACTGTGTCGCCATATAGGCCAGTAATGCCAAGAACGAATGAATATACAATCGCGCCCGTTATAGAAATCGCCAAAACCGACTTGGACGACTTAATGCCGTCCACTAAATTTTTCTTAAAATTAGAGAGCTTCGTCATCTTCCAGATATGCCTCAATGTCGGTTTCCGGAATCATATAGCACTTCTTATTACTAGACAATCCAGAGGCAGTCTTAACAGGAATCTTGAATTCCTTATTATTTTCCTTGGCGTCAATATAGACTATACGGTCACCGACCTTAGAATGTTCAACACCGTCACCGACAAAAATAACTTCTGCTTCAACCAAATGGCCTTCAGTATCGAGTTCCGGCACATAAATGCCAGCAGAGGTCTTCTTTTCACTAGAATCACGCGTAACGAGTACGTGCTTATCCTTAATTTTGATAATAGATTTCATATTTCCTTTCTCGTCTGTATCAAATACGAAGTCTACCATGGAATCCGGAACTTCGTAAAATTTTTCCTTTGTTACCTTACCATCAGCGCCCTTAATCGGAAGCGTAATCTGAATGGAACTCATTTCAGCAAATGAAACCTTTTCGCCAATGTTGCAATGACACGGAACAACGGTATTCGTTTCAGGATCATAAGTACCTGGACCCTGCATAAAGACAGTACCGGAAATATTATCGATAGAACGCTTGATTTCAGGAATGACAAGACCGCCAAGTGAAACCTTATCATCGGTTGTACGTTTGACGAGCATATAATTCTGAAGAACTTTCTTTACACCGACAACATTGTTCTCACCATCTTCTTCGAGAACCATAATAGCTTCATTCTGCTTCATCTTGAAAACCGGAGACTTAGCATTCTTAAGCTTAATCGGCTTAGCAACACCGGGATTGTAAACAATAAGGTCACCGACATTAAGATTTACAGAAACATGCTGATTGAATTTCTTATTTACACGGCCAGTACCGATACCGACCACACGGCCATAAGCCATCGGCAAAGTACCGATATTCGGCAAAACAAGTCCACCACTAACAAGCTTGTTAATTGACGTATTTTCTTCGACTAAAATATTAAAGTCGACAACTTTCATTAGTTACCTCTATACTTTTAATAGGAAATCTTCTTTATTAAATTTAGCAAAATTTGCACGGCAATCATTGGTCAATAAAATTTTTCCGTCTTTTTCCATAATGCTCTTTTCAGAACTGTTGCCGTAATGCCAAATATTTATATCAGAATAATCAATATTCATTTCGTCAGGATGATAGTATGTAATAACAATATTAGGAATCGGTGTAGTATTTATAACCTTATTCACTCGTTCAACTTCATCGCTAAATATACTTATTTTATCGTCCGTCCACCACTTCCATGTGGAAATTTTTTCTTGCATTGAAAAGCCCATAGCGCCGCCGATATTAATACCGAAACGTTCCGTACAGGTTCCATCGAGTCTGACAGGACTGCATTTGGTTTTTTGCGGGCAGCGAAGCCTATTCTTGACATTTTCAAATTTATTAGCAAGCGGTATATCGGAATTCATATCACAACCACCATAAACATAAAATACGCCCCTATACTTTTGAGCGAGGCGTATTAAAAACGAGGACTCAATCTCGTCGAATTCCGATATACCTCCGGCAATGCAGACGAAATCTGCCGGGACGAAATATTCATCAATAAACTTATCGTAAAGTTCTCCTTTACGAACCCTATCCGTATAGGGCAAGTTTAAATTGTTAATGAAATAACAGTCCATAGCCGGTATCTTACTAATTACTTGACAATCTTCTTACGAAGTTCACGCCATGCATGAAGGATTGCACGGTCATTATCTGTACGCTTATGCTTGCCACGCATGATACGTTCGGCTTCATAGCAAAGCTTGCCTTCAGATTCTGAAAGCTTACGAAGACTGTAAATAGAAGCACGAGTTACTCTCGGGCGACGGATTTCCATTCCAGTCAACTGACGGCGGTTTCGTGTTTGGATAGTGTCTGTGGCAATCTTATATGCCTTACCGGTCTTACAGTTCATGACGTAAGTACCTGAATTTAAACTGATATTCATAATTAACCTCTTTAATGGGTGCATTCTTGCAACCATGACTACAATATAGAAAATATTATGTAAATCGTAAAGTTAACAATAGGGAATTATCTGGTTTTCTTATAAATAATGCATGAGATTAAATGAATTCCTAGAACAATGTATTCCTGGCTACAAGCTCAGAGATGTATTATATAATAACGACGATTTCCTAATCAATTATCTGTCGGAACCGGAACACAATTACGGTGTCGCCAGTATTTTCATTGACCGTGATTCTTTATTGGAAGAACTAGAAGAACACGGAATGAAGATGTCAGGTTTCGATAAGATGATTCAGAAATATGGCTGGTATATATCATTCATACGCGGTAACAAGGTCAGTCTTCTGAAACTTAACGGCTATGATGAAGGTTTCTACGATGTCGCCGGCGCATATTTCAGCAATCTATATCTGCATATTACCAAGGCGGGTCCGTCGAAAATTAAATCTACCGGATTAATCGCAAAGGATTCGTTAGACCCGGAAATTGATATATCCGGTACTATGAAACGCGGAATTCTATATCCGAATAAGCGTGTCTATTTATGGAAGCTCGAAGATATTTCTGGAAATCTTATGAAATCTTCCAAGAATTTCGAATCAAGATTGATTGGAACATTCAGAAGCCTGTTTCGTGGTCTTAACGCATCTGGATATGGAATGTATATGTATCTGATTCGACTTCCACAAGGTCTTAAGACACATTTTGACCAGGAATACGGTCCTGAAAACCCAGCGCGATATGTAACGCAGAATATTCCGCCGAGCAATATCAAATATATTGGCACTGTTACCAGAATTGAAGAAATCGTTCTGAATAAAGATGTCAGACGTTTGAAACAAATTCTCGGAATTTAGTAAAACTATAAATAATCTATGGCATTAGATAACGAAATTATAGAAGAAAATTTATTACCTGGTAGAGATCCGGTCGGATTTCCGCCGCCGGTACCGCCTCCGCCTCCTTCTGATCGCGGTCGTTTAAAACCTGTTCCTCCTGGACCTGGCCCGAGACCTCCTATGCCTCCTGGTCCTAGTCCGTTCCCGCCTGGCCCGCCGAGACCTCGTCCTGTAGAACCTCCGCCTCCGTCGCCGAACTGTGACCCGGTTAGGATGTCTACAGAAATTCAGAATATGGCGCAGATGAGAAACTACATCAAGATGATGCTTGGTTCTCCTGTTATCTGTATCGAAATCAGTGATGAACAGTTGAATTATATCATCGGCGACGCGGTTCGTTATGTTCAGCGTTATTATTACGGTATGGGTAACTATCGTGACTATCTGGTTATGGAACTGGTTCCTGGTCAGACTCATTATAAGATTTGTCAAGAACTAGAAAGTGTTGTAGATTTCCAGACTGCTTCATGGATTGGCGATATTAACGAATTGTTCACTTTGCCGCATAATGCCCTTTATGATTCCGTAATGAGCATGAACAGCTCGACAATCTATCGTGGTGCCTGTTACGGTAACAGTTCTGGTTTCGGTGACGTGCTCGGTTCCTGGAACGCCGCTTTGATGTGGCTCGAACAGGCCAAGATTGATTTCGGTGAATCTTATCAGGTACGTTACAATGAAAAAGAAAAAGAATTGTCTATCTGGCCGTCTCCTCGACATCCTGTCAGGGGAATTATGGAAGTCTATAAGCGCCAACGTTCAGTAAAAATCTTTAACGACATTATGTTTAGAAAGCTTGTAGTTGCTATGGCCGGTATGAGATGGTGTAATTTCCTCAGGAAATATTCTATTACGATTGCCGGTGGCGGCCAGTTGAACGCGGACAGTCTTTATTCCAGCTATAAGGAAGAATATGACGCATGCGTTGAACAGATTCGTCTCGAAAGCACTCAGGGTGAATTCTGGATGTCTTAAACTTCTGAAAATCTTTATAAATGCAGGCTATATGCCTGCATTTATTTTTTGCAAATTTTTTGAATTTTCTCACATATATAAAGCATAAAACCTATATGGAGGAAATTTATGGACTACGAAGAAGCATATAATCGCCTGTTAGAAAATGATATAGCTACAGCCGATGAAATCGAGCTCGTTACCGAAATTAATGGAAAGACTTTAGGAACATTGGTTGATATTCTTGAAGTCCGTACAGGCTCAAAAGATTTCAATGACATCTAAACTATAAATATTACAGGTTTTAACTAAGTGCAAAGGTTAAGCCTTTGCATTTTTATTTGAGGATTTTCAGAATATGGCAGAAGATAATCGTTTAAATCTTGTTGAAGGCACAGGAATTAATCTTGCAAAAGATGAACAAGCACGAACATTGACAATTAAAACGACAGTTAATAATATTGAATTGACATCGCCAAATGAGTCAATCGATATTCAGTCATCGGTTAACACCGAGACAAATACGAAAACATTTACACTTGATGTAGTAGGCGGTGAAACTGGCGAAAATACTGTTTTAGAATCACAGGATAATTCAATTAATATTACATCTGCGTATGATGCACAGACTAATACTAGAACATTTAATATTGGTGTAAATGGCGGCGGCGGAACCGGTGAAAAAATTGTGTTACAATCTGAAGATCATTCATTAAAAATTTCAGATACTTATGATTACTCAAGTAATACAACGACATATGACTTTGCAGTAAATCCTCAACAATCAGACTGGGCAGAAACCGATAGTAGTTCTGCTACGTTTATACAGCACAAACCGATTGAAATTGTTAAATATCATACTGGCGCATATTCAGCAGTAACTAATGCACTACGTGCTGGAAAACTTGTTATGACAGATGCAGGGCATGTATATTCAAAAACAGAGGATAATGTACACTACTTTACAAGACTTAACTATGTAAAAAATGAAACAAATCCAACTTATATAGATAAGGCAATGTATGAAATCGCTAGTGTTAGCGGAGACAATGATTGGATTACATATACACAGAATTCTTCCCTTATATCAGAAGAATATTTAAAATACGCATTTACTGGACCAATTTGGGATATTTATTCATTTGGTGGAAAAGAAGTATACAGTGTCCGCCTGACACAAAGTCCTTTATACGTTTATGAACACCTTGAAGGACAAACCAGAGTACAAAAGTTAGATGCCGAAGGTTTAAGCGCAATTACGATTAATAATAATAAATTAACAGAAGTAGTAAATATAAATACATCGACACTAGAGATTCTAGTACCTTGCGCTACAGAAGGTCCCGGAGAACATGCTCCAAATTTTGTAGTTGAAATGAATCCAGATGTTAATTGTGTTATAAATGTAAATAAAGCTAACCTTAATCATGATGGAACAATTGTCGGGCCTGAACCGTTATATTATGTAGGTGGTTCCACATCTGCAGCTGTGTCTGCTAATATTAGGTATCAACTTAAAGGTACTGGCTCATATTTGTCATTAACCGACTATGGTCCTATACCAACATCAACACCAGCGCCGACATCAGAAGATAATGAATAAAATTAAAAACGGTTAATTAAAATTAACCGTTTTATTTTTGATTGTTCTCAGGCTGTTCATACGGATATATCAGCTGATGCCATAAGTCGTAATGGAACGTCAATTTACAAGTCAGTTTTGATTCGCTTGTATAATCAAGTTCTTCATTAAAACCGAATTCCGTAATTATACAGTTATTATATTCGAAGATTGTACTCTTACCTGGTGATTCTTCACCGGCGGCTACAGTCTTATTTTTTAACCTGACATGAATCTTCTGGAACTTTAACGGAATAAGATCAGTATCTTCCGGATTATGAACGTTTTCAAGTTCTGGATGATACATTATGTAATTGCGAGACATGGCGCCTTGCTTGGTACCGGATTCGTTTCGTCCCAGTGCATTAATCTGGGTGAGCTTATAAAGCATTTCGTTATCTTGAGGCATGCTTCTTACATCAAAGTTCATAGTACAGTCACCGCCGTAAGTACGAATTACAGGGAATGACTTTTCAGAACCGAACCATTTTTTAGTCACGAGTTCGGTACGATATGAAGGAAGCGTGACAGACGTAGGGACAAGATGTTGTTCTACCATTTCCTGAAGCATTGCTGCATTGCTGTTGTCTTCAGTATTAAAAAACATGACTTCGAATAACCATGCAGCTTGTGGATCAGAAAGATTAAAAATATTCGTATTTGAAAATATTGATTTCATTGATTAACCTGCTTCCGTATTTTCTGAGTCAGTCCATGGTCTCTTCGTAAAACGCATGAAGTTATAAAAGAACGTTACATCACGAGTTATTGCTTCCGTACTTTCATAGCTAAATTCTATATCGCTGAGGCTTGCAAGTTTACAACCATAGAAATCTAATCTTGCCAAAAGGCTATCTGTATCTTCGTCGTCAGGTAGTTTATTTGGGTCAAACATTTTAATCGTTATCTGTCTCGAATTAAAGTTTGTATATTGTTGTTCGTCTGTAATATTATGGTTGTAAACACCGTCATTCTTAGAATACGGGTATTCCTGGTCGATATTTTCAAAGTTATAAATCTTTTCAAATACGTTAGTAACATTGAAGTTCTTGTCTTCGCTAAATTTAATAGTAAAAGAATCGGAAGTCTTTGCCCTAGTAAATATCTTGCTTTCTACGCCGCCGTAATAAATCGGTGCGAATTCACTTTCTCTTTTTCCAAGGCTTACGCTGATTATTGACTCGTTAAGTATTATAGCGTCTTTCGGTTCTATTATAGTAGAATCACCGGAAATAGTCTTGACATAGTTAGTCATGTCAAGTTTATAAACCCAGGAAAGCGCCGGCTGGGCTTGGTAAAATGTATTGTCCCAAATAGATTTCATAACTTATTTATAAGTTTTATAAATAATGTATGGAAATTAATTATTACGGCACAAATAATTTTGGCGGATATTCAGATATTGCCGACCATGGCAATAATGCTGATAAATCTATAAAAATAGACAGTATGGTATGTCCGTGCTGTGGAAAACCTGTTCGTTTAGTCGATTCTAGCAAAAACGAATTCGACGGCGACGATTTATATACAGTCAACGAGTCAAAGTCATTAAACGAAAACAAGCTTGCTGATTACCTGCTTGAAATTATCGAGACAGAAGCTAGAAATATTTACGAAGACGAGCTTGAATCAAATGAACCGGAAGTTGACGAGACTGGAAATATCGTCGACGATTATGGTGAACGATTCATTTATGTCAATAAGGAATTAAAGAAAATTATCAAGATGAAGGCAAATATGATTTCGAATATTGTCAAACATCAAGGTATAGAAGTATCACCGTTTTATATTGAAAATGAACTTTTCCAGACACTGAAAGCTTATGGCTATATGGGAAAAACGTAGAATAGTTATAAATACATAAAGATGTTAAAAGGAATTTACCTATGAAACGTAATTATAATACATTTGATGCTGCTAGCTGGTTGCTTGAAAACGAAGAGGACGACGATACGGTAAATACAGCACCAGAAACAGAAACTGAAGATTCTGATGAAGATACTGATGAAGATACGGAATCGACTCCTGAAGAAGATACTGCTACGGAAGAACCTGAAGAAGAGGAAGATACCGACGGTGAAATCGATAATTCTTTAGTCGATGCTGGCGAACTCGCTGACGATACAAGTATTGAAGGCCGTCTCGATACAATCGAAACAAAGCTTGACGATTTGCTCGGTCAGAAGCAGGCAGATCCGGTCGCTGAAGATGAATACTATGACCTCGACCTTTCTAACCCGGTTTGTCCTCATTGCGGTGCACGTCTGAATATCGTTGACGACACTGTTGAGACGAATGATATTGACGACCAGATTATTGATGGCGATTTCGATACTGAAGATGATGTCGACGTCGATACGGAAGGTGAAGACGGAGAAGACTTCGGCGAAGAAATCAGTGTCATGGACGATAATCAGGACACGACACAGGATTTGAATGTCGGTGATGATGATTACGTGAATTTCGATGAAATCATGGCAAATATCTCAACCGATGACGACGAAAATAACTAAATAGATTTTTGTAATTAACCTATGGCCGGCGTAACTGCCGGTCTTTTTATTTAACCATCTAAAAATATTATAAATAATGTAAGTAAAAACAGGATAAAGATGAGACTTAGCGATTTTTTATACGAAGCAAAAAAGCCTGAAATTGTAAAAATTGACGTAACACCAGCTGTTGCCGTAAAAGAAGCTGAAGAAATCTACGATAGCGACGAAAAGCTTAAGAGATTCTTGTCGCGTATTCATAGGCCGAAGCTTTCTGACGACAGAAGCGGTAGCTTTATTTACCGTGTCGAAGAAAAAGACGGTGAAGACAAGATTAGAAAGGGTGAAACTGTTATTCGATTCAACGAAGACCAGAGTAAACAGCCGTCTGAAGTTTTTGCAAAAATTATAAAGAGCATTAAAGATCCTAAGCCTACCGAATGGGAAGCTATCTTAAAGAAAGCTACAGAATCTCTCGGTGACGCTTCTCAGCAAGAATTTATTTTATCATTCTTTATTCCGAAAGTTTCAAATCCAGGTGTTAAACCTAAGGCTGAAGTTTTAAAGTCTGTTACCGACTTGCCGAACCGTTATAAGACATTCGGTAAGGCCATGGTTTTCCGTGCTGGAAAATGTGTTAGTAAATTGACCGATGTCAATACGAAAATTAACAAGAATAATTTTCAGGACATTATGCAAAAGTGCTTCGGCGCTGCTACGGATTCACAGGGTGAAAGCGATACTTTCTTGTCACAGTTTGTACGTCTTAAAGAAAAGATGCAGATTGACGCCGCAAAGTATACAATCTATGTTATTGCAAAGAATGGCGATATTGGCAACGATATTGAAGAATCATATTATGATTCTATCAGATCTTTACTTCCGATGCTTATGGAAGCGGAAGAAGAAAATAAAGAAAAGGATTTTATCGAGCTTCCTACAAAGGTTGCTGATTTCGTAAATAACGACGCAAGAAAGGCTTTGATTCAGGCATCTAATGTCGCTAAGAAATACCCAAGACAGTACAATATTTGCTATAAAAAGCTAGAAAACTCATTTGAAGAAGGTGTTAAAGAACAGCAAGAACTTGAAAGAAAAGATTCGGAAGAATATGAAGATCCTGTTACCGGCAAGAAAGTAAAGCGCCACGGTAAGGCTTGGGGTACTGGCGGTCCTAACGGATTTATTCGTGACAATGAAATGTTGGATAAGCTGTGTAAAGATATTAAAGGTCAGCCTTGGACTATGTTCAACTGTGTAGGTAAGACCGTTCTTAAGATTTTCGACGCTATTGAAACTGGCGGCAAGATTTATCAGAAGCTTTGCGACGATATGGCAGAAGGCTATAAAGAAATTATGCATTCTTTTGGTACTACTCGCGGTGACGACTTCGGTAAGCTTGCAGACCAATATTCTAAAGACGGTAAGCAGAATCATGCTATGAGCGCTGATATGGCTGGTATTGTCTTTGGAATTTCTAAAATTTATAGATTGTTAGGCGAAGGCAAAATCGGTACGATTAACGGCAAGTATAAGACCGTTACTACGATTAACAAGGATAATACGACTGTTATTCAGGTCGCAATTAATGAGCTTTTAAATTCAATTGCACGATTTACAAAGAAAGAACCTGAATATAACAGATGGAAAGAAGATCGTCAAAAGGAAATTGATGCAAAGATAAAGAAGTACGAAGAGACTATCAAGAAGCTTGAATCTGGTCGTGCGGTAGAAAAACCGAATGAATCTACCCTGCCATATGTCAATATGCCTGCATCGACAAGTATCAAACAGCTTATTAAGGAAGAGCAGGAAAATAAGAAACAGGCTAGCGTTAAGGAAGAAATTGAAAAACAAAAGAACGAACTTGAAAGCTTAAAGAAAAAGAGAAGCAGTAAAGTTCAAATTACGCTTGAAAATTATTTCGTATTGCTTAATGAATATAATAAGGCAGCTGGACATATCGGCGAAATCGCTGATATTCATTCGTTCCTTGTCAAAATGTTTGACGAGAACGAAGCTAAAGAGCAGTATGCCAAGATGTTTAATAAGAAAGGTAGCGAAGAAGAAGATGGTTCTGACGAAGAAGACTTGAATGATTCTTTAAAACTGGACATCAAAAATCCGTTTATCAACGAAGACATCGAAATCGAAGACGGAGAAGATAAAGACGGTGACGACGGCGTTGAAAAGGAAGAAAACAACGATAAGTCAAGCGAAGCAACTTCTGAAGGAAAAGGTAAGGAAGGAAACCTGGACTGGATTGAAACAAAGGCAGGTAAAAACCTTGTAGAGCTTTATCGTCAGTTCGGTGTTAATATCCAAAATACCAAGCTCGATATTTCTTCGCTTAAGTGTATGGCCAGTGAAAAGAGCCAGAAAGACACAATTAAGAATTTCGCTACTATTGTCAAGTCAATTAATGAAAGTTTGAGCCGTATGGAAATCAATCCGATTACTGACGGTATAATCGCGTTCGATTATGCATTCGGCGAAGATGCAGACGAATCTAAATTTACTACGCTTGCAAACGCATTTAAGCTTGAAGGATTCAAGAGCGAAGACGAAGCTCGCGAAAAGGACGAGAAGGCTAGAAAAGAACGTAGAAATGACGGCGTATTTACTATCAAGGAGCTCGAAACCGAAATGAATAATCTCGGTAAGATGTTAAGCCCGGATAGTAAGGCTATGAAAACAGTAAAAGAACTTAACGGCTTTGTAAACAGCGCAGAAGGCGATAACTGGGTTACAGAATACGGTAACAAGATTAAGGAAGCTGAAGCCTTCGAAAAAGAAATCTGGGATAAGTGCTTTGAAATATACAATGACAAAAGCAAGAATACCAGAAAAGGTAATGAATGGCTTAAGCAGAAACAGAAAGAGGCAAATGGCCAGGTTTATTTAAATAAGCTTTGGATTACTCTTTCTAGTGCAAAGTATATCGTTGAACAGATTCAGAAAAAAGTTGAAGTTGCAAAGAAAAAGAACGAAAGCTTTATTACGATGAATAAGTTCATGCTTCCGCTTTTGACAGAAGATGAAGATGTTGAACAGCCTAAGTCTGAAGAAAAAAGTGGAACGAAGAAACGTCATACGGTTGAAACTGTAATTAATACATATACCGATAATCTTTCAAAACTTAATTTTAATGATTTGGTACCGACCGATATTAAGGATGAAAAATTTAACATTTTCAAGGGCAAGGAATTTAACGCTATGGAAACTAAGATTGCTGAAGGACGTCTTGGAACCAGAGCTAAAAATAACGCAAATCTTCCTAAGTCAGTATTGAAGAATGTTATTGGTAACCCGACCGACGAAAATAATAAGATTTATAAGGCTTTGTCTTCTACTTGCAAACGTATGATGGATTATATCGTATATGGTTCAAAGGCTAAAGATCTTCAAGGCGACGACAGAGATATTTATCTTCTTGCCGGTTGTATGATTGGCGTATGTAAGTCAATGCAGAAGCTCAGAAATACGCCTGAAGCTCAAGAAGACCATCGCGATAAGTCTACAGCACATCCGCAAAAAGGTCCTGAAGGTGAAAAAGTCGATGCTGGAACACCAAAAACTCAAAATGCATCCTATATCGATACCCGTTCTAAGGACAGTCTGATAAACGAAATATATAAATATATAAGAGGTTAACTAATGATTCAAGAAGATTTTGAAAAACTGGTCGAAAGCATTGCCAATACTGAAAAGGATTTTCAGATTGTTGTAGAAGATGTCGACCTTGATAATATGGACGGTTCGTCTGAGGCTCCGGCTAAGGATGTTCGTGCTGAAATTCGTGACGCAATTAAGCCGCAGGTTGATATTGTTGCTTCCCTTATTACTACAATCAAGGATGCATTTGCAGACAATCTTGACCAGACCAAACGAATGAACGATGCGATTGACCAGAATCAGTCCTGGGAACAGACGATTCGCGGCGCATGCGAACAGGTTATTAAAACCGTTGAAGCCAAGGACGGAAATATTGATCGTCCAGAATCCATTACACAGGATAGTTCTAAGTGTTCTCCAAAAGCTTTCAATAAGTTCATCAAGAACTATACTTCCCGTGACTATGGTGTTCTCCAGTTGGCACAAGCTATAATGGTTTTCTACAATTCCCTTGCAGGTTAATTCCATTGTATATAAAAATAAAAGAGCGGTAATCCGCTCTTTATTTTTTACTGTTCACAAAAACTATGTAATCGTGCCATTTCTTAAGAAGCTTTTCTCGAAGCTCGTTATTCAATAATTTATTATATCGCTTGGCTTCTTTATTCCCGATATTATATTCTTTCTTTATGGCAATCATCAAATCTAGATTATCTTTTTCAACTTTATATGCCGTATAGTTAAAATAATGCTTAGTCTTCTTAACCCAAGTATAAAGAATAGTATAATGCTGTTTATCTGTCAGTTTCTGAATAGAAAGCTCATTGGCTAACGGGATAAGATATTCATAAGAACTAATAAAACGGTTAATCATGAACTGCGAATAACCTTTTCTACATTCTTCTGGAAGTTCTTCCCACTTATACTGTTTGGTACAGATAAAATTTAACGTATCAAATAACGGATTAGACTTGGCCATTATAGTTCCTCAAATTCTATGCTCATCTTATTCTGATTAGTATCGTCGAAAATAATTTTCATCTTCATATTGATACTATTAACCTTAAAAATATAGCAATTTTTTGAGGAGTCTAAAAGCTCATAATCAGTATTATTTGTAAATCCTTCGATAATTTTATTCATATTAATCCTTATAGAATTTACTTAACCTTGAAATCGGCCATTCACCATGGACTTTCTTGTCCCACTTGGCGAAAAACACTTTTTTCAAGTCTTCAAAATTTGCAGGCGGTTTACCGGTACTATAATGTTTAACCTTCAAGTCAATCGTAGAAACCTTATAACCATGTTCAAGCAGTTGAAGACAAATATCCGTATCGTAGAAATGATAATCGGTAAGAGACTCATCAAATCTTAAGCCTTCTTCAAATACACGACGAGGGAAGAACATGCAGCATCCGTCTACCGTAGCGAGATAATCATAGACGCCGGGATGATCTGCCATCGGATATTCTACAAGTTGTAAATTATTAGTTATATCGCCTTGAAGAATTGCACCTTCGCCATAAGTACCTCTACCGCCGGCGCTTGCAACGCCAGACCACCATGTACAAGTCCTATCCAAGGCGCTCGTTCCAATTAATCCACAAATACCGATTCGATAATCTTCGAAACGCTTAGTCAGCTTATATTCTACAATATCATACGGAACATCAATATATGCATCTTTATGTCGGAAACATATATTCTGCTCGTTCGATTTTAAAACAATATTTTCGATTGCATAGTTGTATTTCTTTGCAATAGAATCGCCAATACTATTATCGATATAAAATTTCTTATCAGTATCTACGTCTACGTCTTCTTCGCGTTTACTTATCGGTATTATTTCCAGCATCTGTAATTCCTAAAACATCATTTATCATTCTAACTTCAAAACTCATACTTTCGCCTTTCATAGCGGTTGCTGCAATCATTATACGGTTTGCCAAGTTTGAGAACATGTTAGATATTCCATCTTTAAAGATTACCAGTTTAGCAAACGGCAATTGTCCTTCAAAAAGATGTTCTTGTTTATCAAGGTCGAGTTCGGGAGCAATGGAATCGATGTCAATAGGCAATTCATTATATTCAATAGACTTTGAAATGACTGCTTTCTTGACTTCAGGTTTCACTGTATTCGTAAACATATAATAAGCCAATTTACATTTTGTCTTTTCTTTTTCGATACGTCTGGCAATTTCTTCATTTGATAACGACTTATTACCAAATTCTTTCAGGTCGGCCATTATTTGTTCTAGCTGTGTATCAAATAGCTGACCTGGTTTAACGTATATAAGCTTATTGTCTTTAAAACAAGCGGTTAACGGGAAAACCGAGCGTTCAAGCATTTCATTAACAATATCTTTTTCATGCTCGGTTACAACTTCGACAAAATATAAATTGGCATTATTGATATATGAGATTGATTCTTTATAGTCTTGGCAAATATGACATGCATCATCGGTGAATACATAAATGCCATGTCGGAAACTTAATAAAAACTTTTCGAAATTTAACTTTTGAGAATCAAACATATACTTATTTATTAGGCTTCAATTTGCGGTTCGCTGAGTTCGGTATGATAGGTAGCGACAAACTTCTTGCCAGTTTCAGGATCGGTTTCCTTACGCTTGACATAGAGTGCAAGAGACTTAATCATATCCTTATCCGGATCGCAGTTGAACGTAAAGACATAATCAGAACGCCAAATGCCGTCATTACCTTCCTTACGAGAAATAGAAATATTGACAAGCTTTGCTTCGAGTTCAAGTTCGCTGAAATTCATCTGGTAATTAAGGTTATAATCGCTGACCGGAATAGTCATAGAAGTCCATGCGTCACGAGTAGCGTTGCTGTCAATTGCGCCGTTGAAATCGATGTCATTACGGAACTGCTGCGGAATCATACGTACGCTACTGTCTTCGACAACCTTCAACTGCATCTGCCAATAAACATCTTCACCCTTACGGATAAGCTTGAAATTGGTAAGTGTACTATCAAATGATACATTATTCATTTTGTTTTCCTTTTTAAAATTTTCGATAATACAAATATAGCAAAGTTTTATTTAACAAAAAAAACCTAAAAAATAATTTTAGGTTTTTCTGAATTTTTAGATTATATCTGGATTTTTTGAATCAAAGAACATCAGCATTTCATTAAGATGTTGTTCTGATTCTAGCCATAGCGAGTTATTATTCGCATATTCATATTGCCATTCCAGAACTTCATTATATTTGTCTTTCTTGGTCAACGGCCAGAACACCTTATCGATTTCATCGACTGTCGAAGTATCTTTAATCTTACAGTCATTATGAATTTCTCGATATGGGCTTTCATCATTTTTTGCAAAGATATTGCCCATGAATACGCATCCGCATGCACAAGCTTCTGTAAATCTCAATGATGACTTAGCTCTATTGAACGGATTATCGACAATTGAAGCGATACTGAAGTCGGCATTGATTTCCATGAATTTTCTCGGGAACGTATGTGAATCCGCCCACGGAATAAATTGAATCTTATGTTGAATTTCCTGCCAGAAGAACGGCAGCGAACCCATGACATAAAAATCAATCTTATCTTCCTTGACATTCTTGATTACCCAGTCGCAAAGTCCAGTATTCCAGTCTCCTCGGTCGCCGGGCTGTCCAGGATGGCCGTTAGGGAAGTTTGGGTTCTGTCCTGGGGCCATTTTAGGAATTGGCTGACGGTAATGGGTCGGAGAGCCAGAATAGACCACACGCGGCTTTATGAGGTCCTGTGTGAGCGGCTTCTTTCTAGGGAAATTCCAGAGATAACGCGGAACAACGTTCTTGATAATAATAACGTTGCCGGCACCGAATGCACGTTCAAACATTCTCTTAAGATATGTGGTAGTTACAGAAATTACATCGAGAATATCGACACATTTCTTCATATATTTCATAATTTCCGGCATATTCTTATGGATTGAATCATGCGCCGGATTATATGGAGGTACTGCGTCATTTGTTTCGTCTGCGTCACCGGTAATAAAGGTCAAGTCGTCATAGTCAGCACAAAGTTTATAACCGTATTTCGGCTGTAATTCCTTGTATCGCATGATAATATCAAAGTCATGCTTATTTTCCGGTCTTTGAAAAACAATAGACTTTGCCGCAATCAGAAGATTCGGGTCATACGTAATTTTCGGAAGAACAATCGGCGTAACACCGTGTTCGTAACCGTTCATATATTCAGCATTAAATCTTAACCTATAGTGGCTACAACCACTACGGTCTTTCGTATAAACAAGGGCAATATCTTTCCCGTTTTCATTTACTGTATTAGCATTAAGCATTTATTAATTATCTCCGCCATACGGGTCGTCGATTGTATTAAGATTTTCATAGAAGTCAAGGCCGCTAATTTCCTTATCCTTATGTTCGTTCATTTCGTTAAGGTAAAGGTTAATTGCGTTTGTAATCAGCTGAGTTACGAATGCAAATGCACTTGAATTTCGAGTTTCATCATAACGGTTAATGTACATGAACAATGTCATCATACATTCTTGTCGAATATCTTCAACATCTTCATATGCCGGCGTCTGAATAAGCTTAAACGAAATAATACGTCCGTTAATGACTTTCAAGAACGCGTCACAGATTTCAGCCTTGAGCGCGTCAAATTCCGCATTAAACTTACGGCGTTCTTCTTCACTAAGGTTACGATACTTTTTCTGAAGTTCTTCAATTTCTTCACGCTTACGCTTAATAAAGCTTTTCGCCAGAATGTACTTGTCTTCGGTAACGGTCTTCTTGAGTTTCTTATTTTCAAGCTTACGTTCATACGGATCACACCATTCGCCTGTATCGTTAATGTTCATGTGATTAAACTTGATTATTAACTCTCTCAGGTACTTATTTGATATGTAGCCTTCATCGTTTTTATCCTGCTTCATGTTAAATTCCTTAAATATACTTAATATCGTATTTAAATATAGAAAATAATTGTAAAATAAAATTTACAAAATTTTTTTCTGAAAATTCTTTAATGTAATGACGAAGGAGACGGCAAACGAGCAGTAGGCATGCTATTATTGGCTTTAGCCCTATTAATTTCATTCTTGTTTACTTCGCTTTCTTCCTGCATCATCATTTCGATTATCTTATTTTCTACTTCGACTTCAATCCAAGACCAGTCATTTGTAATCTGCAAATTTGAATATTTGGCAATCCTAGTAATCGTCTCAAGGACTTCCATCAAATTTACAGAATTAAATAAATTATTATCGTTGATTGTAAGCTGGACCGGATGTGCCTGATGGCAGTTTTCACAGACGATTACAAAATTGTTTTTTACGCCGCAATAGTTTTCATCGATTATTGATTTTAGCGTAACGTAATCATAGGCAGAAATATTCGTTATGAAATCAACTTTTTCTTCAAAATTCATAGAATCTTCATCGATATACAATGCGATGTCTTCGATTTCATCATTCGTAATTATGCCAGAATCTTTATATTTCGGAAGGCTCAATTTAAAAGTCTTTCCGGTATCTTGCAAATAAACACTGTCGATAAACGGCTTTTCTATATGGGCAAACTTTATCTGTTCAAGAGAAATGCTTTCTTCTATCGGTTGGCCGCATCCTGAACATTCAGGTATTCTTATCGTATAGCCGGTTTTTGAAGTAAAGCTATTGAGACGAATCCAGAAAATAAGATACATCCTGTCAGCAAGGTATAAATCCTCAAATTCCATTCCTTCAAGAATCGTACATTTTTCAAGAAGTTCGTTACATACGCTTGTCGCCGTTTCAGGAAGCATTGTAGACAAAAACTTGACTTCGAGAACAGTCATTGAACGTATCTTTATCTTGATATTTTTCGGGTACATCAAACCACGCGTAGGTAAATCGTACGGATTTATTCGCCAGTAGTTATATCTGTCATAATCATGAAAAAACATTATACACCCGTTCTGTTCAAATTGATTTTTGCAATCCCGTTAAATACACCAGGACCGAATGCGCCTACGTAAGGAGTCGGCACGGTTATAATTTTCTTTAATGCGCCTTCGAGTTTTTCCTGTATCTTATTCCATATCTTCTCTGTAATATCAGGGTTCTTTTCCGGATCAGGATCCATTTGACTGAGCTCGATAAATAATGTCTGCGCGATTCCGAAGAAATGCGCCGTTGCCAACGGGCATATGCAGACGCCTGGTATTAGCGGGGCGGCACTCCATGTAGTTAATGATGAAGTTATTTTTAAACCTATATAGTTGAAAAGATTGGCGAGACCTCCGGTAGGAACCGAAACCGCGCTCAATACTTCAGGTACAAGGAGCTGAAATGTTTCAAAAACCGGCTTACATATCTTAAGCGGGGTAGTGGCAGTTCCTAACTGAAACGTAGTACCTGACGGATATGTTACAACTCCGTAAATATCGCAGTTTACGCCGATGAAATAATTACGCAACCATTGGTTTAATCCATTAGTCAAATGCTTAATGGTTTCAAACTGTGTCGCCGTATCAGGCTTCATAGTATCGAATCTCGGTTTAAGACAATTTTTATACAAGTTAATCATTATTTAAAGTCCGCCCAGAAGTCTTCGTTATATTCGTTGGCATCAGCCATCATATCTACAGTCATTTCATCTTGTTCTTTCTTGTCTTCGACATGTCTGATATTGTCCATATCGATTTCAGGCTGCATTGTAGCGTAGACTGCCCAGTAAAGCGCGGAAACGGTGTCGTCATGACAACCCTTAACAGCCTTGAAAACGTTAGGCGTATTCTGTTCTTCGAATGTCGACAATTCCTTAATAGTAACGGCGTTATGGACTTTTAAGAATCCAGCATCCATGACTCTCTGTAGTTCCATGCACGCATCAAGTTTCGAACGCTTGTCAGCCTTGGTACCGAGGCCGTGTCCGGCTTTTTCGGTATTAATCATATTCGTATTCTCGAGCGTATACCAAAGTTCTTCAGCTACCTGTTTTCCGACGTCGTTATTTTCGAGAATGTAATAAGCATTGTTGTACATCTTCGATATGAAGTCAATTTTTCTTGAGAACTCACCCGGCTTGACGGTATTCGAACGGTAGATTGCAACCTGTTCCATATCGTTTTTCGCACGGATTTCTATAACCTGTACGCACGCATAGTCACCCCCGACACCTGAACAGCAGTCGA